TTCATCATCGGGTTGTTCCTGAATAGATTTGATGACAGGCCATGGGTGTAAACTTCCGATTTCAGCTGTCAACACAGCAGCTCTTCGTTGCTGGGAAAATTCTCAATGGAATCAAGCGTAGGCAATTTGCTGAACATGAATGTTTGCATCAGTGTCTACGACATCACCGTGCTTCTTCATGATTTTCTTAAAGAGCTTACGAATAGCTTTCAACTGCTTTTTAGAGGGTGTCCAATCAGCCGAGCCAGCTTGAACATGATAAACATTACGAGGTGCTTTCTTCATATGATATCCTATAGAGTTACAGAACAATGTGATCTAGCTGTGCAACACGAAGTTTAACAATGTTGCTGAGGCTCCAACCCATGGTCTTCATTGCCTCAACAATAGCTTCAAGCTGCTTGCGAGTATGGGCCACATCAAGAAGGATCTGGTTTGCTGCAACATACTCAGGGTCCCCACGCACATACATCTTCAAGTCGTTGGCTCCAAGAGCACGTGCTGATGATTCAATGTACTTCCGATAGAGCAGAGCTTCAGTCTCCTCCATCTTAAGTTTGAGGTACTCCTCAATTGTCTTAGCCTCTTGAAGCATCAGGTCATAGAACATCAAGTTCTGTGCATGATTCTTATTTGCCTCTTCAAGTCCCTTACCCTTCAGCTCGAAAAGCGGAGCGGCTTCAGCAATGAGTTGGTCATAAATCTGAAGCCGATCCGGGATTTGAGCGAGCCCGGTTTTCTTTAGCTCGCCAATGAAGGACATTACTCTACCTCAACACCCAGCAGGTCACCTGCCTTAATGAGTGACAGTGTACGACCTTCCACCTTCACCTCTTGGATAGAACCAGAGGTGAACATCACCACATCACCGACCTTGACCGGGATGTCTTCGACCTTACCGGTCTTCTCATTTACCTTGCCCGTACCGACGGCCAACACTTGACCACGGTTCGGCTTCAGCAACTCAGCCGAAGCCACAATCAAGCCGCCTTGACGAACTGGTGGACGAATCGGCTTGATGAGAATTAAATCATTCAACGGCTTAAAGCCGAAGGTACCGTTAGTATATGTGTTTTTCATCTTAAGCCTCTTCAGTAGGTTGTGGCACAGGTTGTTCTGTTTGCCCAGCTTCTTCAGCATCATTGAATCCGTCGAACAATGATTCACGTTCACGAAGCTTCGGATGGTTGAAGCACAGCTCAGCAATCTCTTGATTCAAGTCACGCTTCATGAACTTGCGTTCAATCTTCTCACCTGTTTGTGTCTCGTATGACAGAGTGTACCATGCACCGCTTTGGGTAACGATCTCATCATCGAGCAAGCGTTCAAGCAGGCCGTTCAGCGGGTCGAGGCCGCGATCATATGGCACTTCGATTTCAACCTTGGAACCGATCTTCGAGAAGCGCGACTTGAAGGTTTCAGCACGAAGCTTGATGCCGATGACTTCCTTCTCCTTGCCTACTTCCTCGCGGAGGCGGAGCTTGGTGATCAGCACGATCTGCGAACATGCATAGCGCAAAGCCGGTGTAACCGAATATGCACCCTCACCCTTGAGAGGATCAGCTGCATAAACGTGCGCAGTAACGGCCAACGACATGTTGGTCATCTTCATGCGCGAAGTCATGGTCTTGAGGAAGTGCTTGATCTGCTTGGCTTGTTGACCTTGGTCACCGCGCTGCTCACCAGACTCGAAGTTATCATTTTCAGCTTCAGTCAGCAGCATGCTGATGGAGTCAATACAAACCAACACGGTAGGTGCTTGAGTGTTGTACTTGCCATAAGCCTTGATGTAACCGTCGATGAACTCGGATAGGACCTTAACGGTATCCTGCACAGTTACCACACCAACACCTTGGAAATGCTCGGCATCAGTCTTGACACCAACACGACGGAGGTAGTTGTAATCGAGAGCATTCTCGGAGTCGATAGCCAACACAAAGCTGCCTTCATCTTGTGCAGCCTTCATTGTGTTAGACAGCAAGAAGGATTTGCCAGAATCGGACGGACCGACGAATGCGGTCACGCGGCCTTGAGGAATACCACGAAGATAGGAGCCGGAGATGATGCGATTGATTGCGTAGTTGCCGGTGCTATACCAGAACGTCGGCGGCTTTGCATCGAGGTTGACATTCTCCAACTTGGAGATTGTCTTTTTGAAGTCATTTAGGAAGGCTAAAGAAGCCATATGCTATTGTCCCTATTCCAGATGTTTAGAGGCTGGCCAGTTTCCCGACCAGCCTCTGCTTTTGCTACAGACCGCTAATTACGACTGACGATTACGCAGCCGAGCCAGGATTTCAGCAGCACGGCCGGACGATGCACCGCCTTCAGCCGGAGCTGCAGCAGGTTCAGGGGCCGGTGCGGCATTAGTCGCTTGATTCAGCACAGCACCAGCATCAGCAACAGGCTTGTCAGCATTCAATTGCTTGTCCAGGGACGGGTTGCCGGTAGAGTGGGCACCAGATTGTTGCTGGCCCTTACCTTCGTCGTAAGAACGACCAGTCAGAGCAGCTTCAATCATAGCTTCCATCTGTTCACGAGAGATTTCACCGTAACGGAAGTTCTTCAGGTCAAAGAGGTTGATCTTTGCCAGCACATCTTCCGGAATAGGAGTGGACTTGCGAGCGAATTCCGAATTGTCATACGCTGCATATTCACCTTGCTGGGTCTTCATGATGCGGAAGTCACAACCTTCGAGAAGGTCATACGGAGCAACATCAAAGTCACCGGAAAGGATAGCCGCTTCAATCTTCTTGAAGAGCTTCGGGCCGAGGGAGATCAGACGAACCGGATTTTCATCAGGCTTGATAGGGTACTCAAACGGTGAGTGAGACACGATGCCTTGGGCAACGTAGTCAATCTTGCGCCAGAAGAGCTTGCCCATCTTCTCATCACCCAGCTCGTTGTAGTACTTCTGTGAAGTTTCGCAGCACGGGCAGGACTTACCGTACATGGAGAGGCATGCTACACGCTTCTTCTTGCCGTTGATGGTCAGCTCGTGGTACTTATTTTCGACTACGAAGCCCAACGGGTTTTCTTCATCTAGGTCAGGGAGGAAACGGAAGGTGGCGACATCGCCGAAGCCCATTTTGAAGAAAGGATAGAATTTATCCCAGAAGCCGTTGTTTTCATTGCTTCCACCGCCATCGGCACGTTTACCGAAGGCTGCTTTCAGGGCTGCGAATTGATCTTGCTTGGACATGGTTTTTCCTTATGAAAGTTAACGTTTACAGACTACTTACTTATGATTGATACACATCGTCTGTTTCAATGTGCATCAGTATTTATAGGTATGATTTTAACTAGCTGTCTACTAGTTGTATATTTTTAGACTAAAAAGCCATGCCGTTTTGGGCATGGCTTGTAGTTCATTGTACGACTGATCAAGCTTGTGTCGGCTGAACCTTCTTTGGACGACCGCCACGTTTCTTAGGCGGCGTAGGTTCTACCGGTGCTACGGCTGGCGCAGGTGTTACAACCTTCTTTGGACGACCGCCACGTTTCTTCGGTGCAGCCTGTACAACAGGAGCGGCTTCAACTGCTTGGGGTGCAGCCTGTACAACAGGAGCGGCTTCAACTGCTTGGGGTGCAGCCTCTACAGCAGGAGCGGCTTCAACGGCCGGTGCAGCCTCTACAGCAGTTGCTACCTCAACGGCTTGAGGTGCATCAGCCGGTACAGCATCAACAGGCGGTTTTACAGGTTCTTGAGTAGCTTGCTCTTTTGGAGCTTCTGCTTGTAACACCAATGGTGACTCGAACACGGGAATGACATTCTTTTCAAGAGGTGCTTGGTTAAGCACAGAAGAACGTTTGTTTAGTGCCCAAGCCACAAGGGCTACGAGGCCTACGAAGAGGATAACTAAAAGAGAATCTAATATCATGATAAAGTCCTTGTGAAAAGGTTAGTGCAAGGTATTTATAGGATGCCAATTGGCATAGGTTCAATGCTGCCGTCTTGTTCATCCATAGGTTCTTCGTCACCACGATACAGCTTATTGAATGCCGCATCATCATAACTACCAACATATTTAAAGAGCCTTGTCACAATGAGTGTACCTGAGATCAGGTCATCTGTTGCACCAGCTTTGGCCTCATATGTTCCTGCACGTCCTTTCTGAGCATAGTTCTTCAACTCGTTGATCATCTCCGCCGAATGAATAGTCATACCATTTGCTTGCTCTATTAAGCGCTTTAAGTCCTTACAAGCTTCAGCCTTCGTGCTAACATTGGTATTCATACCAAGCTTTTCACCGATTGAGATTAACTCCGCTTCATCAGGGAAGTTAGCATCATTGTAGTACAGAGTAGAGATAACTTTACCGCATGAATTATTTTCAAATGACCACATGATAGTCGGCGGCTTACCGTTAAGCTTATGCTTTAGCATATACTTGATCAATGCCTTCAGCTTGTCATATAGCTTAGCCTCAGAGAGCTTGTTGTTACGAAACTCTGCAACTTGCTCCAAACGATCATCGAATAGCTGAATGACACCAAAGTCCTTACCCAAACCTTCAGCAACGTCCATGCCGATGAGGTAGGTTCTGCGTGCATCAATAGGAGCCCAAAACTTGATGCCCTCTTCCTCAAAGATTGGAGGAATACCCTTCATCGAGTTAAGCTTCAGAGTGTTGATCAGCAGCGGGTCACTAGAGATGAACTCACAGTTATATTCCTGCCGAAACATCAGCTCACCAACCTTGGCAATCATCTCATCACGGTATGCAGCATCACGCTCCGGGTGCTCGCTCCAAGGAGCAAACACAGTCTTAAAGCCGTTGATACCTGACTCGGCCTCACGCCATAGAGTAGCGAACAAGTCTTGGTCACCGTTCGGTGTAGAGGAGATAATACATGAACCACCGGTAGACAGTGTCGGTGCAAGCGATGCCCACATTGCAAGCTGAATCTCACGCTTCACGAACGCCAACTCGTCAAGCATCAGCAGGGATACAGAGCGACCCCGACCCGTGTTTTCGGTAGTGGCCGAGGACTTGATGGTCGAGTTGTTGTCAAAGGAAATTTCATGCTTGTTGAAGTATAAGCAGCCCGGCTTCAGCCAGTGTGGGAGTTCTTCATAGCCGAAGCGAATCCGGTTCATAACGTCCAATGCCGCATCGTTATCCTTCGATGCAACGAGGATGTACTTTTCAAAGTGGAAGCATGCAAACC